GCTTGTCTTTTGTATCATTGTAATTTCAGGGTCAGCAAAAGTCTTTGCTAACTTTTCTGCACGATTGCGTGCATAACCTGAAAGTGGTCCACGGGCAAAAGTTCCACCACGGAACTCATTACCACCAGTAGAAACCTTTTCCAATGCAATACGGAAGCGGTCATCCTCTTTAACAAGATTATCTAAATAAGTTGTAATTGCCCTGTTGTATTCAGGGTTAACAATTAAATCACCATCAAGTTGTCCGTTAAGTGCTTCACGGAAAGGCTTTGGTGTATCTGTTAAGTTATCAAGAACAAGCGCTGCTTCGTCATCAACTTTTGCGATTGCTGCCATTGCTTGCTTGTCTGTACCAATTACAGCACGGAAAGTATCAACAACTTCTTGTTCAGTAGTTGCACGACCAAATAAATAAGCCATAGCGTCAGGATGTGTAACACGCTTTTTAGCCCAGTATTCATACTGAGTCTTTGCATCAGAGCGTGCAAGGAATTGAACATCCTCAACAGCACGACCTTCACCTTTAAGAGCGCGACCTAATAGGTCATCAACTCCTTCGGTAGTCATTGCTAACTTACCAAAAACTTTACGAGTTGCAGAACCCGGAATTGCTGCAATGCCAGTACGACCAGCACCCATCAATCCTGTTGCCATTGGCGCACGGGCTGCAATAGATAAACCTTTACCAGCAAACCCTGCAAAGAACAATGGGTCAATGGTCATAGATGAAGTAAAATCAACAGAACCGCTAGCAAACTTGCCAATAAACTGGTCGTTAAATGCTGCTTCTCTGTCCTCAGGATTGAATAAATCAAATCCTGCTGATAAAAACTTTAAGTTACGGTCAGTAAAATCGTGAAACCAACCTGAATTTTCTGCTGCGTTCTTGCCGGGACCAAACAAAGATAGGGCAACTTGACCCATAGAAATTTCATCTTTGTTTTCGGCTACACGCTGTTGATACTGTTCGTATGTTTCACCAACATTTTTGTATCGGTTATACATAAAGGGCAGTTCAAGTCCCTTTTCAACAATACTTTCACGGGCTTTTCCACCGAGTTCATAAGATGCTTCGCCAACAGCAAAGAGTCCTTTGACTGCACCACGAACTGGCGTGGTTCCAACTTTGATTACACCTTTGGCAACATTAACGGCATCTACATACCAAGGGTCATCATTAGAACCTGATGTAGCAATGTCGTGGATTAGTCCCGGTATGCCTGTAAAATTAACAACACCTTTGGCTATGTCGCCAATGCGGTTATACCAAGCCATTAAACTTGACTCCGTAAATAACGGTAGAAGTTACGCATGGCATTTGATGCATTTGGTGACTCAGCAATGCGTGCATAGATTGGCAATACAGCCATAAGTCTTGCAACATCCTCAGAGTTCTGAGCAGCCACCATTGCTGGGGAACTTAATACTTCCGGTCCCGGACCTGCACCCATTGGGATACCAGCAGTAATTGGTTCCTCAGGGTATTGAGTTGGTTGGTCTAACGGAACAACTGGCTTTGCATAACCTGCTAAAGCCGAGCCTTGATTTAAAGGTAAAGATGCTGGGCTGGATTGTCCACCACTCATGGGCGCTTGGGTTTGTAGGTCGTAAAAGTCCTGCCCGTCACCATAAGCCATGCCTGCTGTGTATCGTGCAGGTTGTCCATCCGTTCTTTGAGAGAGCGCACCGGGTCCTGAAACTGGTGCAGGGTTGGTCGGTTTCCTGTATCCACCGCGCTGGTCTGCCATTTTATCCTGCTTTCATTTCGCTTTAAGAGCGTATCTAAAGTGCATCTTTTAAAATTATGAGTAGTTTTGTTTAAACAGCATACTCAGGCTGCATCAATGAAGTTCTTACTTGTTCTTGGAACCGCGGGTTCCTTTTGGTTGCTTGCTAAGAAAAAGCGTTCCGCCTTTAGGATTGCCCTTTTTTGGAGTGCCATCTACGCGTGGCTTTTGTACATTAGCCTTACCTGCTGAACCTTGGTTCGCTGGCTTCTTGCTGTATCCCTTCATTTATTCACCCCCTTTACGCTGGTACTCGCCGAATTAGGCTAGCCTGTAAATTAGGCTCTCCTTGTTGAGTTAGACTTGCTAAAAGTGACTGAACATCAGGGCGACCACCGGGCGCAATTTGACCTGCTGCCACACCGACCATCCGACCAGTTGGACTTAATCCAGCGGGGAGTTGTTGCCCAGCACCCGCAGGACCCTCAACTGGCATGCCATTAGGACTTACTGTTTCAGGAGTCATGCCCGCAGGTGTGGGAACCTCAGGTTGTCTGAACGCATCTGCCACAGCAACTTCAATAGAAGTTCCCTTTTGGCGTGCGTTTATGACTGATGATAAAGCAACTAAGATTTCAGTTGGGTTTTGTCCTTGGGATGCAAGGGCTGGAATAGCCTGAGCATAAGAAGCAATCGCTTGCTTCATTGCATCACGAAGTTCCTCGGTATCAACCTTGGCTTCCTCTTGTGTTGCATTAAATGAAAATGGCATTTGTCTGCGTAGGAAATCACGGGAAATCAATTTATCTCCGCGAGCCTGCAATCCAAATACCAAAGCACGGTTAGGGTCAAGTCCTGCCATCAATCCGTACTGAACATCTACGGTGTAATCACCATCAATGTCGCGGGTTGGGCGATACTTGATTGAGTAAGGGGTTCCATGATAGTTACCCTTTAATTCTTTTTCGGTATTACCAAATACCATTTCGTCAACCTTGAAGCAGATGCCAACAAGTTCAACAAAGGCACGGGCAAACATAGAGTGTGCAGTTTTGATTTGTGTATCAAAGCCGGACATAAGAGCCTGAACACCACGACCAGTAACGATTGAAGCATCAAGGTTACCTGTACGGCTTTCAGGATAACGAGAACCTAAACGCAGTTCTTGTTCAAGAACTCCCTGTTGAGCAAAAGCGCCTGCTGGTATTTCAAGTGGGACTCTACGAATTTCATTAGGCTTCTGTGAGCGCATAATTGCATCAGGTCCAAGAGCCAACTCCTGTACATCAGTAGGCATAGCGATTGGTGCTTGTACTGCCTTGGTCGCTGCCTCTAGGGAAAGCAAGGCGTAGCGTGCTTTAGCAACTTGAACTGCTAGCACATCATCAAATTGACCACGGGATTGGTCGTCAATAGATGGTCGTTGAACAACCCTAATCATTACTTCACCGATTGGGTTTACTGCACGGTCAAGAATTAGGTTGTTGCGATTTGGAATAAACAAAACATCTTGGTCTTTATCGTGATAACGGACCACTTCCATCATGTCTGACGGATTATCTTTAGAATAAATCAAGTTTGCCAACTCAGGGTATTGACCCATAAGTTCAGTAGTTGGCTTCATAATGCGTTGATAGAATTTAACTACACGACCAAAACGGTCCATGACTGGGTATGAACCAATGGAGTCAAAGAAACGGATGCGTGGCATCTTGTCCTTAACATCAATTTCTACCTGTGCTGCTACGAAACCATAAGTTACATAACGGTCAGCAGCATTGAACATCTGAGCCTGTAAGTTTGAATAGTCAATGTATCCATTAACAATCTCACCACGCTTATCAGCCTTCTTGCGGGCTGCCTCAGATACCATGGTTGTTGAATTACAATTAAATGCTGGTAGTGGTGCAATAACTTCTGCCAAGTCACGGGCAGCAATGTCCACCATGTTTGCAACAATAGGGTTCTCAAACGGACCATCAGGGAATAAGTCAGGGAAAACATCTCGCATCTTGCCTTGGCGAACAAGTAGCACATTGTACATACGAGTATCGCGGTCAGCGTATGCACGGCGATAGCGGTCAAACCCGCTAGTGATTTCCTCAATGGAAAGCGCCATGCTCACCTCTTTCGTTTAGTTTGTGTAAAGCAGTTCATCTAATGAAATGTTTACTTGGTTACTTTGGTCGTATCGTGTGTGGAACATGTTTTGACGGCTATGCGAACGAGCAAAGTTATTTGCTGATGCAAGGCGGTCACGGCATGCAAGTTCTGCAAACCAAAATGCCATCACGCAGTCTTTCTTTTGTGACTTAGGAGAGTCGGGATACCAAGTAACCAACTGCTCTATCAAAGCCTTTAATCCTTCGGAAGCATGTGTAGAAGGAAACTCAATAAGAGCATTACCTTCTGCATGTCCGTGGAATAAGGTCGTCAAAGAAGCGACTCCGAAATCGGTGTCCCATTTATTTTGTCCTGTGTGATGTTCCCGTAGAACCGCACCCCTTGACGAAAGGTATTCTCGTACTTCACGGTCCTGAGTGAGCATTGTCTGAAAAGCGTTCTTTTCAATACGCCACTCAGAAATGTTGTACTTATCAGTCCAGTCTTTAATCAAACTTCTAATCTCATCAGGTAACATACCTGCCACATTGGATACATCTAGTAAGTATCTCTTTTGGGTTGAGATGTCTAAACCAATAGCAACGGCAGCAGAATAACCAGCACCTGCTGGGTCAAAACCTGCAACGACAATTAAGCCATCCATGCCTTGGGGTCTAACACCGGGCATACCTTTAGGTATTCTGCCAATGTTACGACCTGCGTTAATTACACCTTTAACAGCATCCGAAGGAAAAGCCGAGTCCTCATGTACTTGCTGTTGCTGATAAACCATTGCCCAAAGATTTGGGGACATACGCCCACGCTTCTTGGATAATGCTTCACCAGTCCATTTATCGTAAAGTCCATTTTCGTCAGGTACACCTTTACCCGACACAGGGGGCATGTTTGTTTTTGCCCATAGAGTTACCCAGTCTTTTGAGTTGTCGGCAAATTCTAATACCGCAGGCTGAGCAAAATAAGTCCAAGGAGAAGTTTCATCAGGGTAGCGCATAGGGTCCCTGAGTTCTGAATACAGGTCTTTAGGTCGTAGGCGTGTACCTACAACAAGAAGTTTACCCCCGTCATTATCAATACGGGACATAACTTCGGACTGTATCCAGTCAATTTGTTTTTCGTATTCATGGGCGTTGGTATGGTCAACACAGTCATCCATGATAATTAAATCTGCACGGGAACCGTAGATGTGACCACGGATACCGATAGCCTGAACAGTAGGGTCTTTTTCACCTGAGTCACGGGCATCAGCCGATAAGTAAATCAAATCTTGTTTCCAAGAGTCTGAGTTCTTTTCAAAACCACCAGCAGGTCCAAAGGCTAGATGAAGGTCTTGATACTTAGGATGGGTCAAACGGTTCTTAATAGAAAGAAGGAACTTCTGAGCCATTGCCTGAGTCTTAGAAACAATCATTATGCGGATGTTTGGATTTTGGCAAATACGATAAACCGCATAGTTGACCGTAATGGTCGTACTCTTAGCATGCTCAGGTGGAGTATTTACAATAAGTAAATCAGGCGCACCCGGTTCATAGATTATGGATGGGTGGACTTCCTGCGGAACTCGACCCTCTAGTAAGTCTATCCAATGCTTTTGGTGCGTAAAAACTTGTGTGCCGAGATACTTCTCGGAAAATTCGGGAAATGGTGGGACTTCTTTAGTCGGACCACCTATTTCACCCCTTGCGGTCATAGACCGTATCTTGTCTATTGCTAGAGCAAAGTCGGGGTCGGTCTTACGGTAATACTCGTAAGTTTTGATACTTCTGCCTACGGCATCACATGCCTTTTGGACAGAGTACCCCTGTATTAAAAAATCAATGATTTGCTTCTTGACTGCATCAGAAACATGCGAAGCAGAAGTCGTGCGTTTTCTTTCCATAGCGTTTCTCCAAGACCGATTGTGGTGAGTCTTGGGCTAAAACTCACTTATCCTAACCGAAGGCATAAGCCGTAGGTTAGGGGTATGCCTAGGGAAACCCGATAGGGGTTTCCTGCTTATGCGTGAAAGGCTGCATAGATTACGCCTTTCACTTACTAATAGGTGTCCAATGGCATCTAATTGGACACAAATGTTTAAACTTTTTTTCCGTAGGCAGCGTAATTGCCCCCAAATGGGGCAAAAGTGCTGGTCAGCCCCCCATTTTCAGGGCTAGCAAAGTTATGTGTGTGGATACACACATACACATACGCAGCGATTTTAATAATGCTGGGGTCAAATGACCCCTTCACTCGCTGGCTTTTTGTTTAAACGCAGCAGGCTGCACACGCAGCGGGCTGGCAGCGCTAGGGATGGCGCAGCGCTGGCACGGCTTGTTGCTGCTACTAGCGCACACCACACAACAAGGCAGGGCAGGGCAGGGCAGGCGCTGGCAATCGCAGCGCAGGCAGCACGGCAGGCAAACCCTCAACCTCAGGTAAAGGTTTATGCGAACAGGTGTTCGTTTATAACGATTTGATAACTTTCAAAAAAAATCCCTGAAATGGTGTTGAAATCCAAAAATCGGTGTTACCGTAGTGCCAATGGTTTAAACAACTGGGTTTAAATCAGCAGACTGGAAAGGCAAAACAAATGAACCGTGAACAATGGTTGCAAAAATTGGCAGCAGCAGCGTTGCCAAAAATTTCATCAAGATTAGACATGGCAGATGAAGAACCTGCCGTGAAATTATCTTGCGGGTTCCCTGCTCAACAAGGCAAGAGAAATCTTGTTGGCGCACAACTGGTTCCACCAGCAGCATCAGATGAATTCAATGCTGAGATTTTTGTATCACCAACAATCGCTGAGAAATCAGCCGTTGTTGGATTGGTGTTGCCGTTGTTGGTTGCTGCTGCAACTGGCGATTACAAGCAGGGCAGGGATTACAAGGCAGCCCTAAGCCGTGTTGGTTTAAACGGCAACAATCTGCCAACATGGGCTGAGATGATTGCTGAAAGGATGCCCGATTATCCACACGCTGCAATCACAATCCCTGACCGCAAAAAACAAACAACCCGTTTGATTAAGGTTGCTTGTTTAAACGACAACTACATCTGCCGTGTTAGCCGTGCAACCGTGGACAATCACGGCTGCCCTATCTGCCCAGCATGCAATCAAGAAATGGTGGTGTGCTAATTATGACTACAACATCAACCTACGGGATTGAACTAGAAATGAGCAGCCTTTCAATCGGCAGCGCACAATCCC